ATTTCGCATCTTTGTCGCTCCTTTCCTTTGGAGGGATAACAATGTTTCTATTCTTTAGATAGTTATAAATGATCGTATCCCACATGCGAACTTGGTAGAACACATCTGAATAATTCACCTTAGCGTCATACGCCATAGTGAGTGCTAGTTCAATCAGTTTCATCTTGTCTTCCAGGCGGTCAACAAGTTCCACGTCAATGATGTTGTATTCTACGAACTTCTGCCAACCCTTGGAATAGAAATCCTTGAATGTATCAAACTCAGAGTGGTCAAGTTTTTTCTGTCCAAGTTCAACGTTGGCAATGTGGTCCAAACGATATGACTCTTGATTAGTATAAGTAAACTTTTTATACAAGTCAAGATAGTCCAACTGAGTGATTCCACCAATGTCGTAAGAGATTTGCTTACGACCCATGATGTAGACTTCTACCTCAGTTACCAGACCCCAGGGTGAAAGCCGCTTCATCAACTTCTCACCCAGAATACGCTCCAGGCGACGAGCAATGTAAGGCATATCGTATAGTTGGTTGTTCCAACCAGTTACGATTTCTGGGGTGTTGTTCATCCAGTAATGAATGAAGTCATTGAGCATACCGTGCTCTGATGAGAACTGTCGATACTCTACGTTCTTTTGCTTGTTGAGAAATGGACCAACACCCCAAGTGATAATGTTCTTGGTGTTGTAATCCTGAATAGTAATCAGCAGCATTTCTTCTGCTGCACTTTCTACATCAGGGAATCCATTCTCAGAAGCAACCTCAATATCGATAGTTACCAGTTTGATTTTACTAATGTCGAATTTGATTTGATCTTCTGGATAGTTATCGGAAATGTATTGATAGATGTACCGATCATTTCCATAGATCTTAAATCCTTCTACTCCATCATACTTCTTGATAAACTCACGGCAGTCACGTACAGAACCAGGTTGAACTGTTTCAACATACTCACCATTGAGAGTCTTGTACTTGGTTTTCTTTTTAGAAGGCACAAAAAGGGTCGGGTAAAACTTCTCCCGAGTCATGAAACTTTGACCGTTTTCATAACCACGGACCAGGAAGTGATCCCCGACCATCTGAACATTAGTGTAAAACTTCATTCCTCACCATCAGTAAACATGCTACCCCAGGACCCACTGCTTCCAGGTTTCCTATTGTCCAGCATATCCATTATATCATCAATTCGCTTACATTGGTCAATATCCAGCAAAATTTGTGATAAAGTTTTGACCACCACGGGTTTCTCGTTCACGGCAGCAGACTTGATTGCTGCACGCATGTGAGACTCTGCTTCTAGCAGATGGTCCTTTGTACTTTTAGAAAGTGCCATTAGTTTGTTTTCTCCTCATATTTTTCAAGTAGTGTATCGTTGGGGTCACACATAGTCAGGATTTTATCCGAACTAATCATGAACTCTGTCTGGTCAGTATCATTCATCATCCAAGGACAAAGGTTAGGTCCTTCCCAGATTTCATGTGGATTGATTAGTTTGCAGTCTGGTTCACCAACATCTGCACCAATCTCCATGATTTCACTAATCAGTTTTTCGCTGTTAGTTAATAAAATTACTTTAATCATCTTCGCCATTTACCTTCTCCTCATAAAGTTCTTTGATTGCTTTGACTGGTTCTACAATAGTGACAATCCAATCGGCACGGACTGGAATCTCATCATCACTAGTGAAGAAAATCCAGGAAGAGAAAGTAACATTCACATCAGTGCTTTCAGCAGGTTCCTCTGTAAGGAACACAGACTTATTTACATCAATCTTATGTGGTTGCTTGAACAGATAACCACACACCTTATCGTCCGAAATCAATTCCTTGATGTCAGCAATAACAGATTCACCTGACTTCAGAAGGGCAATCTTCGTAGACATTTACAAATACTCTCTCATTATAGTATACATTAAAAAAGGGGGTTAGGCAACCCCCCGATATTTAGAACCAGTCCTTTCGCTTGTGGTGGTCTGGGACGATTCTACCTAGATGAATTATTAAAAGCCCATCCTCAAAATCAACTGATCTAACTTCCGTATCATCAGCGAGTGTCCATGCTCGTGTAAATGACCGTTGAGCCAAACCTTTGTGGACATAGTTAGTTTCCGTCTCCTTATCTTCTTTCTGACCTTCAATAAACAATTTACCGTCTTGTGTGTAGACATTGACTTCTTTCTTTTTGAATCCTGCAAGTGCAAGTTCTAGTCTAGATTCAACTTCACTAATCGTGACTAGATTGTATGGAGGATAGTTACTTGTCGTTTCGTGAAGATTGAATAGACGATCAAAGTATTCATCCATACCAATACTATTTTTGGTAATGCGATCCATCAAGGCAGGAAGATCCGCAGTAGTATACCTGGTAAGGTTACCCATTTCTTTTAGCTCCTATTAAGCGAGTTTGTGTTGTGTGATCCCCGAAGGCAATCAACTATATTTATAACACGCTTATAGAATTTTGTCTATTCGGTTTCCTCTACCCTTTTCTTCTTAGAACCAATGTTGTATTTCGTTTCCAGAATCCAGTCTCCCTTGTCTCTGTAAGAGAGGACTTTGATTTGATTCAGTGGAGCGATATCTTGAATCTTTGTAGCATCTACAATCTCAACCAGTCCCCAGTCAGCAATCAGTTGCGCGATACGATTGCGACGTTGGACATCGTTTACGGTGAGATTAGCGTGCTTACCATCCAGTGCAAATAGTTCCTTGAAATGCACCAGGAAGTAACGACCTTGCTTATGCAGAATATGACAGGACTGGTAAATCTTCTTCTCTTTGCGAGAGGCAACACCAATACGGGTTAGGGTTTCACGAACTTTTAAAAAGTCATCTGGTTCGCTTAGTGTAACCTCAACCATTTGATCGGGCGACCACTTCACTTCAGGTTCTTGAACGACACTCATTTTCTTCCTCCAGTCTCAAATTTCGATCGTATAAAATTAAGTTGTTCTTTAGTCAGAATCCTTAAAGCTTGTTTTGCCTTCTCATTACTATAACCATAGTAACGTTTTACATAATCAAGGTCTTGGATTTTGTCTTGTCGGAGCCAGGGAGAGAACCTCTTCTTTTTCCTGAGACTATTTAGATAAAACAAATATTGCATATCTTTATCCAAGAATGAATACTTATTCATCTCATTAGCAAACATAATACAATCAAGATGTCCAGAGAGACAACGATTGATAATATATGGAGGATATTCTTTTGCTAAGAGTGGGTCTTCTTCAAGCCAGTTCTTTTTCGTTTGATTGATCGAGTTTAACCAGTCCTTCAATTCCATAATTAAAAAGTAAAAGTTCCTTACGCTTTTGTTGCTCACGCATGTATTCACCAACAGACCTCATCGTATATGTAAGGTCAAACTCAGATGCATTCCATCCTTGAAATCTATCCTTCACAAGTTGATCTGCGTTGTATGAAATCAACTGAGGACCAACAAACCTGTCACAATCAGCAGCAAACTTATCGTGATCGAATCTTTTGTGCATTGATCCTTTACGCCCATAGAGGTTATCCTTAATATCATAAGGAGGATCAAGATAAGTAAATACTTCCCTATCATCGGTAAGCATCTCTTCGTAGGAAAGGTTTGTAATCTTCCAGTTCTTAATAATCTGAGAATATCCAGGTAGTTTATCAATACCACGCATGGAGAAGTTATTATCAGATGCCTGAGGACTGAAAGATGATGCTTCAGTCAGACCAGAGAAAGAACACTTATTGACCACATAGAATGCTGCAGCAGTCCACAGAGGTTCTTGACCACCCTGAGTAAGATAGTCTTTTGATTGTAAGAACAGGGCTTTAGCAGTTCCACGACTGGGATACTTGGACTTCAGTTCTTGCAGTCTCTTGTGCAGACGGTATCCATCATCTTGTAGAACTGTCCAGAAGGTATACAGAGGTGTATACAAATCATTCACCCATACATCCAAGTGTGGATACTTCTTGGTAATGTGAATCGCTACACTACCACCACCAAGGAATGGTTCGCGATACTCTTTAGAATCAGATACCTTCAACAGGTATTGATCCATCTTGGTACAAGCGCGAGATTTACCACCAGGATATCTAAGAGGTGTTTTCAATGCTTTCATAATCAATCAATATAGGTTATAACCAACACGATTCTTCTATCGGTAGTTG